GAAACTGAAGCCTGCCATCGTCGACCGGCTGGCGGCCAAGGCGGCAATCGCGTTTGCTGATCCGGCGATGGTTGATGGTGAGGCCGGGGCCGCTGCGATGGCTCCGCTGCTGGCCGGGCTGGACGAAGTTCTGAGCGAAGTCACTCCTCAATTCGTTGAGGCGTGCGTTGAGGATGCCGCCTCATTGGCAGAGGTGACGCGGCCCCTGGATTGGTTGAGGCTGCGGCAGGCGGCGGCCACCGTCAACGATCTGGAGGAGATCCTGGAGCTGGAGGGAAACGCGATGGCGGCGGCGATCAAGGCCGTGATGAGCCGCCTGACCGACGACGATGGTGGGTTCCAGTTGAACACCAACTCGCCTACGCCTACGGATGGAGCGTCCGAGACATAGATCGCCTCCCGTGGATCGAGGTCTTCGACCATCTCCACGAGATCATCCAGAGCAGGGTATCTGACGTGAGGTGGGCGTTGGCTGCGTCATCGTACCCGCACATGGAGAAGGGAGGCAGGAAGAGCGTCGACACGTCGCTCAAGGAATATGCCAGCGTCGAAGTGAGACCCGGCAAGACGACCGCCCAGAGCCTGAGCGCAGCTTACGACGACATGCCGGACGAGGGGCGACTGTTGTCCATCGGTAGTTGCCTGGAGAACGAGGGGATGGGCTACCTGGACCGTCGCAGGTATCATCGGGAGTGGCTTGCCGAGAAAGGCGTCTCGCCCGAAGATGCCCGGTTGCGTTATACTGAGTGGCGAGCCGCGAAGGACGCCGCCAAGGCCCGACGGTCAGGCGGTGGGGATCCGGTGGGTGGAGATGATTGATGGCGGACACGGTCACCCTCGGCACTGTGACGATGAACGGGCCGGTGGGCGGTGGCCAGAGTGTGAGGCCGCAGGATCGGTTCGTGTCGGGCCGCACTGTCAACGGAACGACATACACCTACCAGAAGAATGACCAGACCCAGAACGTGTGGGTGCTGTCGTTCAACGACCTGACGGCGGCCCAGAAGACCGCGCTCCAGACTTACTTCAACGATGTCGCGAAGGGTCCGAGCAACACGTTCAGCTATACGCATACCGACGCGACGGTCTACACCGGTTCACGTTTTATCGACAACGTGCTGGAGTTCTCGCGGATTGACGGCGGCAAGTTCTTCTCGTGCCAGATCAAATTGCTGATCGCCTCCGAGGTTGACGCCTGATGCCCGGTGACATCCAAACCCTGACCACAGTATTCACGGCGAGGACCGCACAGTTCCAGGCGGGCATCGCGCGGATGCAGGTGCGACTGAAGCAGCTTTCAGTGTCGACCGCCAAGGCTGGCAAGGCCATCGGTGCGTCGTTCGCGAAGATCGGCCTCGCGTCTGTCGCAGCAACCGGGTTTGCCATCGCGCACTTCGCCGCCTACGAGAAACGGATGGTGGCGGTCAAGGCCGTCACCGGGGCGACTGGGAAGGAGTACAAGGCTCTTCAAGCGAAGGCCAAGGAGATGGGTGCCACCACCATCTTCACCGCTGAGCAGTCAGCCGAAGCCATGCAGGTGATGGCGATGGCCGGGCTGAGTACCACGGAGGTCATGGCGGCAATCGGCCCGGCGATGGAGCTGGCAGCAGCCGGTGAGGTCAGCGTGGCCGAGGCTGCCGACATCGCGGCGAAGACCATGCGAGGCATGGGCCTGTCGACCGCCGAGCTGGGAACGGTCAACAACGTGCTGGTCGGGGCGTTGACGACGGCCAACACCAACATGACCCAGCTAGGCGAGGCGTTGAAGTACGTTGCGCCGCTGGCTGCCGGGACTGGCACGAGCATCGAGGACACGGTGGCAGCTATTGCCAAGCTGTCCGACGCCGGGTTCCAGGGGTCGATGGCTGGCACCGGGTTACGGATGGCGATGGCGAAGCTGGCCGGATCAACCCCGGCATCAACGGCTGCACTGAAGGAACTTGGAGTCGAGACGCTGGATTCAGCGGGCAACATGCGACCGCTGTTCGACCTCATTACGGAGTTGGAGGGAACAAACCCCGGCAAGATATTCCAGATCTTCGGCGCACGGGCTGGACCTCAAATGCTGGCGATGCTTCAGGTTGGAGGCGACGCTCTCAAGGCGTATTCGCAGAAGCTCCACGAGGCAGATGAAGCGGGACTAGCTGCGAAGATCACGCAGGAGAAACTGAACTCCGTGTGGGGTCAGTGGAAGTTGATGATGTCGGCTGTCAGCGGCGTCGTCATCGACGCCGTCGATGGGATGCTGTCAAGCGTGCGAGGGCTGCAAGCCTCGTTCCTGTCGTTCTTCGACGACCAAGAGAAACGGCAGAAGTTGATCGACGGGCTGGCGGCGTTCTTCAAGAAGACAATCGTCGTGGTACAGGAGCTGGTCAAGTGGATGGTCCAACTCTCACCGGCCATCGGCAAGGTGTTCTCAATCATCGGTTTATTGATCGGGGGAATAGCATCGCTGTTGGAGAGGTTCCCGGCACTGCTCGCCGGGGTGATCGGGTTGAAGGTTGCGATGATGATGGGCTTGGTCCCGGCGATGAAGCAGGTCGTGATCAGCCTGTACGCGATGGGCAAGGCGATGGTGCTGACCTTGGGCACGCAGATGAAGGCCGTCGTGATGACTATCTACTCGGGGTTCATGCCAGCCCTCGCCGCAGCGCGGGGTGGGATCACCAGTATGAAGTTCTCGATGGTCGCGATGGGATACGCGGGGAAGGTCGCGTGGGCGATGGTCACTCTGGGTGCATCGCTGGTCGTCGTCGCGCTGATCTCAGCTATCGCGTTCTCGGAGAGGTTCCGAGAGAAGATGCTCGGCTGGATCACCTCGTTCATCCCTGGCATCAAAGGAGCAGGTAGCGCAATCAAGGAGTGGTTCACTCACGCTTGGTATGTGCTGATCCAGTTCCTCGAACAGCGGGTTGTCCCGGCGTTATTTATGATGGCCCAGTTCTTCCAGCGGGAGCTGGTGCCGGGATTCAAGGCCGTTTGGGCTGTCATCAAGAACGAACTGCTGCCGGTGTTCACCGAGCTGTGGCAGGAAATCTGGACCGAGCTGAAGCCGGTTCTGGAGTACATCGCCAAGGTGCTGCTGTGGCGGCTGGTCGCGGAGCTGAAGTTCTGGGCGTGGTTCATGAAGGGACCATTGCTCACGGTGATCCGTATTCTCATCGGCGTGCTGAAGATGATCAAGGCTGTCGTGATGGCCATCGTGAAGACCGCACTGCGTCCTCTCAAGTGGGCGTTCCAAGGCATCGAGTGGATTGTCGGAAAGGTGACGGCGGCGATCAACTTCCTCGTCTTCGCCTTCAAGTTCTGGGTCAAGGCCGTCAAGAAGGCTTACAAGACTGAGCTGTTCGCCCTGAAGATGATCCTGAAGGCGATCTGGAAGTTCGTCGTCGGGGCGTTCAAGCAGGGCTGGGAGACGATGGTCGGCATCTTCGGGATGGTCACGGATGCAGTCACGTTTATGATCAAGGTCGCGCTCATCCCGCTCTACATTCAGATCGGTCTCATCTACCTCGCCCTGTGGCCGCTGATCAAGGCGTGGGAACTTCTGGCCAACGCTCTTGGTCTCGTTGCCAAGAACGACCTGACGGCACAGCAGAATAAGGAGCATGAGTCGCTGGTCGCCAAGAACCGGGCAGCCGACGAGGCGAACCGGATCCAGCGAGAGGCCAACGATGAACGGGCCTACTGGAACAGGCTGGTGGACGATACACCAGAGGACACAGCCTCGGCCCCGGCGGAGGAAGATAAGCCGAAGACCCCGGCGGAGATCCAGAAGGCCCGCGAGGATGCGGTCAAGCACAGCGGGGCGGTCGTCGGTGTTCCTTCCGGCATGGCTGGCGGCGGTGGCATGGACGGCGGCGGGATGCCCGGCATGGCTGGCGGTGGCGGTGGAGGAGGTGGCGGCGGTGGTGGAGGAGGTGGTGCGGGTGATGGACTCGCCGACCGGCAGGCGGATCAATATTGGGAAGGGATCAGGGAGCAGCACGGCAAGGACGCCGCCCGCGAGTCGGAGGAGTTCAAGGCGTTCCTTGAGACCAAGCCCAGCTCTGGGATGATCGGAGAATATCTCGACACGTTGGATGGGATCAGCGTCGCCGACTACCGGGCCGTTCGCCACCAGCACGCGGCCCGGGAGACTGCCAATGATCGACTGCTGGGCGAGGATGTCGAACATGGCAACGAGGTCTTGGCCAAGCGTGAGGCAGCGATGACCAAGCACCTCGAAGGATGGCAGCGGATGGGCGTCTCAGAGGAAGACATAATCCGACAGCGGGAGAAGAACAACATCCAGCTGAAGAAAGACGCAGCGGTCATACAGGGCGAGATTGACCAGCGGGACGCAGATCGTCGAGCGGCAAACCAAGAGCAGACCAACGCGGTCATGCTCCAGCGACGGTCAGCGTACCACGCCCGGCAGAAACAGATTGACGATCAGGCGGCGTTGCAGCGGGAGCAGGCTGAGATCGGTTCCCTGTCCAATCGGCTCGAGGCCCAGAAGACCCACGGCGTCGAGGCGAACACCTGGGCGACCGAGCAGACCCGGCAACAGTTCGACGAGCTGAAGCAGTTGTATACCGCCGGGACGATCAATCAGGCTCAGTACAAGGAGGGGCTGGCCCGGCTGAATCACGGGTTCTCCAGCGGGGCCAGCTTCGCCCACCAAATGGCGGCTGCCGAAGAGCGAGTGTCCCACGCCAGTGCCGGGGTGCAGCGACACGTCCACGGTGTGCGTCAGCGGTTCCTCGAATTGCAGAAGCAGTTCCAGTACGGGAAGATCACCCAAGCTCAGTACGACATGGGACTCAAGGGACTCACGGCGTCGATGAAGGAAGGGACCGACGCGGCACAGAAGGAGGCGAACGCCAAGCGACAGGCGATCCAGCAGCAACAACAGATGATGAGGAAGCGGGGAGGCGGCGGCGGCATGGGTGGTGGCGGCGGCGGTGGTGGTGGTGGTGGCGGCGGCAAGGTCCAGAAGACCATGTGGCAACAACTGCAAGCCCAGCACGCCTTGGCGTGGTCGAGGATGACAGCACTCGCGCCGAACAAGGCCATGTTCGGTAGGAGTATCGGTGCCGGGAGCGGGCGAGGAATGAGGCAGCGGAAGCAGGCGTTCCAGCGCGCTCAAAGTGACGTGGCTGCGATCCAGCGGATGATTCAGAATCTACGGATGGCGGCGATGACGCGGTCGATGCAAATGATGAGGGGCACGTCTCACGGATCCGGTAGAGGTGTGGGCGACCCCGGCATGGTGACCCAGCAGGGCAACGTAACCATCAGCCTCCCGAACGTCACACGCATGAACAACGAGGAGATCGCCTCGGTGTCAGACCGGATTGACGAGTACCGAGAACGAGTCGGGCGGCAGGTAGTCTAGTGGCACGCTCGGTCAATCTGCCCGACTCGTTCAAGGCCGAGATGACCCGCGTGGGTGGGTCGTTTCCCCGGTTCGTCCTGGGCATCGACTACGATGGCACGCTGACGTTCTACAGTGACATCGACATCGCGACGACCGACCTGAACGCCACGGGCAACATCAATAGCTGGGGGCAGCTCCAGTTGCAGTCGAAGCCCGGCAGCGTGGGCGGACACCAGAACATCTCGCTGTCGGTGGCCGACCCCGACCTCACGCTGATGGATGAGTTCACCGACTGGCCGGGCATCCAGACGCGGCCCTGCTACATCTACATGTACTACGATCCCAACCCCACGGGTGGGGGATGGGATGACCGCATCACGCTGTTCAAGGGTGTCGTCGGCCCTGGCATGAAGTTCGACGAGAAAACGGCAACCTGGAGCCTGTCGCTGGTCGATATCGGCAGGAAGAACAACCCCACCATC